CCTCAAAGATCGAAACGTTGGACAGTGCCGCCCTCTGTTTCTCCCTCCCCGCAGGTTTAGGATGCAGGGAGTTCGACCCCGTCGAGAGGACCTCATCATGAAGCGCGCCATCGCCACCATCGCCCTGACCCTGTTCACTGTCGGCTTCGGGGCGTCTGTTGCTGACGCCGTGCCAGGACCGGGTAATTCCAATCAGTGTGCTCCGGGCCAGCACGGGAACGACGACCCTGGCTTCGAGCCGGGAGCCTGCGACAACAAGTGAGCTAGACGTTGGCGGCCGGCCCATTCTCCTGCTGGGCCGGCTGCGGCGCAGGCTGGGGCTTGATTTTCATCGGGGGTAGGCCGACAGCCATCGCGGCGTCGTTCTCGTCGACACCGGCCTCGACCAGGGCCTTGAACGCCTCGGCCTTGCTTTGACGCTCGCGGTCGTCGGCCTCGCGGTCCTCCGGGACGACGCGCGGGGCGGTGAACTCTACGCCTTCGCCGGTGACGCCGAACATGGGCAGTAGCGAGTAGTTCAGTTTTTCGGTGATGCGGTCGACGCGGGGTTGGACGAGCCAGCGGGCGAAGTGTCGTTCGGCTTCTTGGGCGTTGGCTTTGTTGACGTCTTCGGTGAGTCCGAGCATGTGGGGGTGGATGCCGAATGCTTCGCGGATGATTTCTCGGGAGAGGCCGCGGAGTTCGTTGAACTGCATGTCTTTCATGGTGAACTGGCGGTCTTTCCATTTGACGCCGCCTTCGAGGACTGCGACCCGGTGCGCGTTCCACACGCCTTGGTGTTGTTCGCGCCATTGGGTTTGTAGGCGTTTGAAGTCGTCGTCCTCGAGGTTCATGTCGGTTTCGAGGTGCCCACCGGGTTCGGCGGAGTTGAGGAAAAAGTTGCGGTTCCATTCGGCTGAGTAGCGGGCCGAGTCGAGGTCGACGAGTGCGGACTGCACTGGGCCGAGACCGCGGTATGGGTCGAGCGGGTTAGGCAGCTTGGAGCAGATGACCTCATTCAGTTGGAGAGGTACTTGTTCGCCGTTTGGGCCGGTGTAGATGTAGCCGGCGAGGAAGTCGGTGGGATGCGGCACGGGTGTCATGCGGTCGGGGCGGACGGGCCAGAGTTCGATGGGGATGTTGAACCCTTCGCCGCGGACGACGATGAGCCACCATTCGCCGGTGAGTTCTTGGTGTTGCTGGATGGTTTGGATCAGTTCGGTGTTGGTGTAGAACCGGTTGGGTTTGAGCCACACGTTGAGCGCGGCGTGGCGGATCACTTCTGTGCGTTCGACCTCGGTTCCGACGGCGTTGACGCGGCGGCCGTCGGTGTTCTTGCGGTATAGCTCCCAGTCGACGCGGGATACGGCGTCGGTGATGCGGGATACGACGGAGAACAGGGTTGAAACCCGGCCGTAGGCCTGCATGTGGCCAGTGAAGTCGTTGCGGCTGCCACCGGAGATGCCCGCGCTGAAGGTGCGGGGTGCATAGGAGATGGGTGCGCGGTTGATGAGTTTCCCGATCAGGCTGGTCACTTCTCAAGCCTCCATTCGAGCAACAGAAGTGCGATTCCGAGGGCGACGAGCCCGATGAGTTGGTGGAATAGCCAGGCGGCGGTGACGAGGCTGGCGAGCCCGATCACGGAGAGCAGTTCGAGTCTGAGGATTTTGCGGATCATGCTGGGATGCTCCTGATCTGTGGCCGGGCCTGGGCGGGTCTGGTAAGCGCGACGTGGACGGCTCCTGCCACCGCGTAGGCAGCGTCGACGTGCCCGCTTCCTCGGCGGACGAATCGCCATCCATCGCCGGAGGGCAACCGGGTGGCGCCGATGACATGGGCGTTGATCAGCGCGTCGTCGGGGTGGGCGATTCTGCGGGCGCGGACGAGATCGGCCAACCCCTGGCACGCTTCGGAGACCTGCAGGCCAGTCAGCTCAACGTATTCGATGCCCTTATAGATCTTGCGGGTGATGTTTCCGATTTTTACCGAGTTGAGGTTCGGTCGGAGAATCGGGGCCAGCGCCGCTGCTGGCCCGGCTGGATACCACGCGATCGTGGTTGGCTTTAGTGCGGCCAAAACGCCAGGTAGCTCGCTGCGGGCTTGTTCGGTGGTTTTCCATGCTCGCACCACGACAACGCGTACGCGGCCATCTGGGAGCCGTACAGCGGCGCTGAGCGTGGCATGTTGGGTTTTGGTCAATGGATCCTCGTCAACGTCGAACCCTGCAATGAGCCCAGTTTTCGGCATCACGCCGGCCGAGTCTTGGCATGTTTTCCATGCGGTGGGATCGACGGCACCATCGAGTTGGTCGACCTTCTGGCAGAGCACTTCGGTGCGGTACACGTTTGGTGGGTCGGTGCCGCGTGCGGAGTCGATCGCCGAGATATTGATGATGTGGCTGAGGCCCGGGTTGGCTTGGGCGATGGCGTCGATGTCGTCGAGCTCGCACCCGTCCGGGGCCGACCATTCGAAGATACCGATGGTGGGGTCGAGGGCCTCGCCGAGCGTGGACATCCCGTCAGGGCCGATCTTTACCCCAGCGGCATCGCGTAGCTGGTTCAGAACGACGGATTCGTCGTCGCCGGCGTTGGACATGACCCAGATTTGGGCGTGCGGTCGGGCCATCACTGTCTTGGAAACGGCGGCCCAGGCCTTCCAGTCGTGCTGTTCGCGCAGCTCGTCGATGTTGAGCTCGTCGATGGACAAGCCGCGGCCGGCTTTGCGGTTGGTGGCGCGGATCACGTAACGCGGGTGCAATTCGCGGGGCGCATTGGGCGGCAGCGAATTGTCCTGCAACCAGAACATCTCGTCACCGTTGACGTTGCGTTCGCCGCCCCATTCGGCCTGGAGGTCGGGGCACATCAGGATCGAACCCTTGGCCAGGTTCATCTGCTCGCGGGCCAGGGCGACATCCTGCGCGGTGCCTAGTACGGTGCGGGCGCCATCCATGTATAGGCGCCACAGCGACACCTTGCGCTTGTAGCTGGACTTCCCGTTCTGGCGGGCCACCAGCACGATCACGATCTTGAACCGGTAGAAGCCGAGCGGGGTCAACTCGAGGGCGTGGACATTGAGCCACTGCTGCCACGGCAAGTTCGGTTCGCCGATCATGTCGGCGAACTCGTTGGCCTCGAAGCCGCGGGTCGTTTCGCGGGTCAGCGGGCGCAGTGCCGGGGTCCACAGGCGGGGCTCGGTGCGGCCCTTAACCTGGTCGCGCGGCACGGAGCGCGGAGAGTCGAGAAGGGCCGTCACTGGTGGCCACCCCCTTACGGATCTTGGAGCGGGCTGCGGGGGTGGCGCCCAACGCATCGAGGACGGCCAGCAGTCGGTGGCCGAGGTCTTCGAGGTCCCGGTCGGCGTCACACTCTGAGCAGTGGCCGGCGTCGATCGCCTGGGCGTAATGCTCAGCCAGCTTCACCGCCGCAAGGTCGACATCGTCCAGGGCCAGCTCGCCGATGGTGGTCTTCACCGCGGTCAGCAGCAGCGTGTCGGCGTCCCGCAGTTTTGCCATCACCGTTTGCCTCCGATCACTCCTGTTTGCCATCGACGAATCTCAGTGTGCCGTAAATCCTGCGGTCTACGCTCATCAGCGCGCGTTGAAGCGGGAAATGTTGCTGTACGCTGCGGTTGTGGCCGGTCAGTTTCCTGTGAGGTGCTGATGAGCGATTTGACGTTGAGTGAGAAGCGGCGCCGCGCTGGTCGGCGTGGTGCCGCAGCCCGTTGGGGCAAGCAAGACGAGCAGGACAGTTGGCGTCCGCATTTGAAGACGACCCGTCCCGTGGCGAAGCTGCGGCAGGGCCGCGACGACTGGTACCGGGTCGAGAACAAGGCCGCAGCTAAGGCTGAGGTGTTCATCTACGACGAGATCGGCTACTTCGGTGTCACCGCCTCCGATTTCGTCGCCGACCTGCGCGACATCACCGCCCCGCAGATCGTCCTGCACCTGAACACGCCAGGTGGGAACTCCTACGACGGCATCGCCATCTACAACGCGCTGCGCGACCATCCTGCCCAGGTGGAAGTCATCGTCGACTCTCTCGCCGCATCCGCCGGATCGTTCATCGCCCAAGCCGGTGACCGGGTCGTGATGAACCGCGGCTCCCAGATGATGATCCACGACGCGTGGGGCATGGCGATCGGCAACGCAGCGGACATGGACGAGATGAAAGCCGTCCTGGATCGGCAGTCGGACAACATCGCCGGCATCTACGCCGACCGGGCCGGCGGCGAGGTCGCCGAATGGCGCGAGTTGATGCGCGCCGAGTCGTGGTTCTCCGCCGACGAGGCAGTCGAGGCGGGTCTGGCCGATGAGGTCGCCGGCCGCGACGCCGCCACCAAGAACTCCTTCGATCTGTCCGTGTACACATACGCGGGCCGGGAGAAGGCCCCCGCGCCAGCCATCCCCGAACCGGCGCCGACACCAGCCCCACCGAACGCCGAAGCCGATCCGGACTTCGGCGAAATCACCAAGAGCCTCGAGGAGGCATTCTCGTGACTGGAACCGTGAAGCTCGAGGACATCACGCCGACTTCGAGCGTGACCGACTTCGAGGCCGTCCTGGGCAACCAGGACAACATCAAGAAGCTGATGGCCGAGAACAAGTTCGGCAAGTTCGTCAAGGACTACGCCAACGCCAAGGCCGCGCAGAACAAGGACCTGGAAACGCAGGTCAAGGAGCAGGTGCAGGCCAGCATCCAGGAATGGATCAAGGACTCCGGTGGGCAGCTCAAGCGACTCAACCTCGACTCCGATGAGAGTAAACGGGTCGCCCTCGCCGCAAAGAAGTCAAAGGTGTACAACGCCAAGGCTCCCGGCGCGAAGATCGACGAATCTGGGCACGCTCCCGAGGATCTGCCTGAGTTCTTGCAGACGATCTGGCACCACGCCAACCAGCTGTCGAACTACGACGACCTGCGGGCCAAGCAGTCCGAGTGGAAGAAGATCCAGAACGCGTACGGGTCTTCGGTGCCGGCCGATGGCGGGTTCCTGATCCCGGAAGTGCTGCGGGCCGAGATCCTTCAGCTGGCGATGGAGCAGAGCATCGTCCGTTCCCGCGCGCAGATCATCCCCATGTCCTCGCTTGCGGTGCCGATCCCCACCGTGGATGAGACGAGTCGGGTGTCCAGCGTGTTCGGTGGCATGGTCGCCTACTGGACCGAGGAAGGTGCCGCGGCGACGATCTCGAACGCCAAGTTCGGCCGGGTCCGCCTGGAGGCGAAGAAGCTCACTATCTACGCCGAGGCCCCCGACGAGCTGATCGCCGACGCTCCCGCGTTCGGTGCCTTCATCGGCGTCAACATGCCGAAGGCTCTGTCGTTCGAAGAGGACTATTCGTTCCTTCAGGGCACGGGTGTGGGCGAGCCACTCGGTGTGCTGAAGGGTTCCGGGCTGATTTCGGTCACTCGGGACGCGGCGACCGGTATCAACTTCGACGATGTCATCAACATCTTTACCCGCCTGCTGCCCGGCTCGTACGACAACGCGGTGTGGCTGTGCGCCCCGGATACGATCGGGGATCTGCTGCGGTTGCAGACGGTCGTGCAGAACGTGGCCGGGTCGGAGAACGTGGGTGGCGGTTGGCCGCTGTGGCTCACCGGGTCGTCCGCCGCGGGTGCCCCGCCGCTGTCCCTGCTCGGGCGTCCGCTCATCATCACCGAAAAGGTCCCGGCCCGCGATTCTGCCGGTGACCTGTCGCTGGTCGACTTCTCGCACTATCTGGTCGGCGACCGTCAGGTGATGCAGGCGTCGTCGAGCCCGCACTTCAAGTTCTCCAGCGACGTGACTGCCTACAAGGTTGTCGAGCGTGTGGATGGCCGCCCGTGGGTCAACACCGCGCTGACCCCGAAGAACAACAGCTCCAATACCCTCAGCCCCTACGTGACGACCGGAGTCAGCTGATAGCCGCCTCGGGCCGGCAGTAATGCCCCGGCCCGAGGCAGTTCCACCGAGGCATTAACACCCCAAGGAGGAAGGCCAGATGGAAGCTCTAGGCCGACTGTTCGACATCAACGCGGTATTCGCCCCGGTCGACCTTAATGCCGCGGGCGGCGTAGGACTGCTCGCCGACCTCAGCCATGCGGGCGGTGCGACATTCGTCGTGCTGCTCGGCGCGCAGGCATCCGGCACCGAAACCGAGGTCCTCACGGTGCGCGAGGCCCAGGACGGTGCTGCGACTGGTGAGCAGGACCTCGACGTGGTCACCGAGTACTGGATCAAGAAGGAAGCCACGCTCGACGGCGACGAGACCTGGTCGAAGGTCACCCAGGCCGCCGGTGACATCACCATCGCCGGGACTGACCGCGACAAGCAGTGCATCATCGTGTTCGAGGTAGAGGCGTCGCAACTCTCCGACGGGTTCACCCATGTCACGGTCGACGCCAGCGACCCCGGTGCCGTGGCCCGGCTCGGCGCAGCGATCGTCCTGCTCCGCGACCTTGCGGTGCAACGGGCTCCCGAGAAGCTCGCCGCACCACAGTAGAAAGGGATCGATCATGCAACGAGGACTCGGTAGGGACTTCAACGTCGTACCGGCTGCGGACGGCGTGTGGCTCAACCTGCGCGACTACGAGGACATCACATTCATCGGCCTACTCGCCGGCGGCGACGACTTCACCATCCAGGAGGCCACCGCTCAGGCGGGCACCGACAACCAGGATCTTGACGTCGTGTCCCGCTACTACAAGCAGACCGACGGTGACGGCACCGATGCCTGGGTGTTGCAGGAGCAGACCGCTGACGCGATCGCTAATGGGCACACCACGGCCGCTGCGGTGGCCATCCACGTCAGCGCGGCTGCGCTGTCGCCGGGGTTCGACTTCATCAAATGCACCGCAACGTCGACCGGCACGGTGGTCGCGATCCTGCACGGGCTGAAGGTGCAGCGCGATCCGGCGAACTTGCCGGCGGTGAGCGCGTGATGGCGAAGACCACGCGGCACGGCGGCGCGTCGAACGCGCTGGTCACCTATCCGCAGAGCGTCGTCTCGGGCCAGGATTCCCCCGTACCCGAGCCCGATGCGGCTGAATCGGAGTACGCGGAGTTCACGGTGGAGGAGTTGCGGGCCGAACTGCGGGGCCGCGAGCTTCCCACCTCGGGCGCCAAGGCTGAGCTTGTGGCGCGACTCGAAGCGGACGACGCAGCCGCCGACGCAACCGACGACGCGGTTCTAGAGGAGTAAAAGATGCCGCGCCCAAAGAACATCGATCTGACCACCGGCAAGGAACGCCCGATGCCACCCAAGCCGCCGAATCCACCGAAAGGTGGAAGTGGCATGTCTGACGCGAGGAGTGATTCTCGTGGTGATGGGTGAGGATCTCCTCGAAACTTACCGTGAGGCGGCCGAGATCGTCCGGGAGGAGCAGTCCACCCCACCGCAGGCATGCCCGCACGACGGCACCCCGTTGGAATCGGGGTCTGACGGGGTGCTGCACTGCCGGTTCGACGGCTACGAGTGGCCGCGTGACGGGAGGCTGATCTGATGGCGGACGAGAAGCAGACCGGACAGCAGGAGTTCACCGTCAAGGCGTACGGCACTGTTACGCCGCCTCCTCCGCCGGATGAGAACGAGGAGGACGAGTAGATGGCACTTGGATATGCGGCCACGCTGCGGAACAACCAACTGGACGAGATTGCCGCGCTGGTCGACGCCGGGGCGGCCGGTGGAAAGCTGGTTCTGTACTCAGGCTCCCGGCCGGCCACCGGCGGTTCGATTACCACCGAGGTGGCCACGCTGACGTTCTCCACGACGGCATTCGGGGCTGCGGCAGCCGGGGCACTGGCGGCGAACGCGATCAGTGACGACGCCAGCGCCACCGGCGGCACCGCCACCTGGTTCCGGGTGACCGACTCTGACGACACGTTCGTGATGGACGGCGACGTCGGCACCTCTGGGTCGGACCTGAACCTGACCGATGTCGCCATCGGCGCGGGCTCTACCGTCAGCGTGTCCAGCTTCGTCATCACCGCCGGCAACCCGTAGATCCCCTTCCCACCATTCGGCGGGGAGGTGAGCCGTGGAGATCGCGCTTGAGGAGCGTGTAACCGGTAGTTGGAACCCTAACGACACCAAGACGCTGACACTGTCCGGTACCCCGGCGAGCGGGGACCTGATGGTGCTCCGGTTCGTCGCAGACTCGGTTCCGAGCACGCCCGCGGGATGGACCAGGGTTGACGGTGGCTACTCAGGCGGCACCACCGACACTGGCATATTCGCCCGGCTGGGCAACGGCAGTGTCAACTCGGTCACGCTGCCGGTTACCGCCGATGCGGTCGCGGTTCTGGACTGGTGGACTGGCAACGTATCCACCGCGATCGGTGATTGTGTCGACCAGACTGACGCGAACACCGGGGCGAGCACAGCAGGTCCGACCGGCACGACAGCACAAGCCGACGAGTTGGCGTTATTCGCTTACGGCGACGGCGGCAATTCAACCCTCGGCACATGGACCTCGTCGGACTCTGAGGACGCGGATCTCCAGTCACCGGGCGGCCCTGGCGGTGAGGTCAGCGGCGGGTTCTACTCCCGGACGCTGACCGCAACTGGAACTGTCTCGGGCAGTGCGACCGAGAGTAGTGGAACCGCTAGTAACCGTTCCGGTGTCGTTGTTACTTTCAATGCCGCAGCTGGTGGCATCACCGGAACCCTGGCGGTAACCCAAGATCCTCAGACTCTTACAGCTTCCGGATCGGTCACATCTACGGGCTCGCTCGCTAAGACTCAGGACAACCAGACCCTGTCGGCGAGCGGCACTGTCACCTCGGTCGGCTCGCTCGCTGAGACTCAAGATGACCAGACCCTTGCCGCGTCCGGATCTAGCGGCACCACGGTCACGGGCTCGCTCGCGGAGACGCAGGACGCTCAGACTCTCGCTGCATCCGGCACCATCACGTCTACCGGTTCGCTGGCCGAGACCCAGGATGCGCAGACCCTGGCGGCATCCGGGTACATCACCTCCACGGGTTCGCTCGCCGAAACTCAGGCCGATCAGACGCTAGCCGCGTCTGGCTCTGTCACGTCTACCGGTTCGCTCGCTGAGATTCAGGCGGACCAAACCTTGGCGGCGTCGGGTTCAGTCGGGGGTGCCATCACTGGCTCCCTGAGCGAGATTCAGGCAGACGACACCCTGGTCGCGTCTGGCACTGTCACCTCGGTCGGCTCGCTCGCTGAGACTCAGGCGGACCAAACGCTCACCGCCAGTGGGCACATCACTTCGACAGGTAGTCTCGCTGAGACTCAGGCCAACCAGACACTAGCCGCGTCCGGCACTGTCGGCGACGTCTCCGTGGGCACCTTGGCAGAGACGCAGGCGGACCAGACCCTTGCCGCCTCGGGCGTTGTCATCTCGACCGGCAGCCTAGCGGAAACGCAGGCTGATCAGACCCTGGTCGCCAACGGTTCCGTGCAAGGGCCGGCCACCGGCACCCTCTCGGTGACCCAGGCCGACCAGACGTTGGCTGCGACCGGCGTCGTCACTGTCACCGGCTCACTCGCCGTGACCCAGGCCGACCAGACATTGGCCGCCAACGGTTCGATTCCCGAAGGCGGAGCGCTCTCCACCCTGTTCGGTGAGGGCCACCGCGACGTGATCGGCAGCATCGACACGCCACCCACCCACAGCATCATCGGACTCATCGTCCGCTGAGCGGTCACGAACGCCCGATAAGCGAACACGTCCGCTACGCTTAAGCCTTGTTAGGTCGTCTCGTCGAATGCAATCGGGAGGCCGGGAACGTGGGCATTTGGTATGCCACGCGCGAGTCGGTAAAACGCGCCCTCGACGTGGCTGAAACCGCGAGGTCGAACGGGCAGATCGACCGGGCCATCGAATCCGCCTCCCGCTCCGTCGAGGGCCTGACGAAACGCAAGTTCTACCCGCAGACCGCAACCCGCTATTTCGACTGGCCCGACCGCCGCCACTCTCGCACATATAGACTGTGGCTCGACGGCGACGAGCTCATCACCGTCGACACTCTCACTGCCGGCGGAGTCACCATCGCCAGCACCGACTATTTCCTCGAACCCGCCAACTCCGGCCCCCCGTACACGCACATAGAGATCGACCTCGCTTCGAGTGCGGTGTTCCAGTCTGACGACACGCACCAGCGGGCCATTGCCGTCACCGGAGTATTCGGTCACAGCGCGGACGAGCAGCAGGTCGGGGCGCTGTCGGCGGAACTCGCCGCCGACGAGGACGCCTCCGCGGCAGCCACATTCACCGAACACATCGGGGTCGGCGACATCCTCCGCATCGACGACGAGCGGATGATCGTCACCCGTAAGACGATGGTCGACTCGACGCAAAACATCGGCGGGAACCTGACCGCCGCCAAGAATAACGAGACCGTACCGGTCACCGACGGCACGGCGTTCATCGAGGACATGATCATCCTGGTCGACGCCGAACGGATGCTCGTGGTCGACATCGCCGGTAACAACCTGATCGTGAAGCGGGCGTGGGACGGTTCCACACTCGCTGCGCACACAACCGGCGCCGACATTTACACGTTGACCGGTGTTGAGCTCGACCGGGCCGCGGTCGGCACAACCCTGGCGGTGCACACCAACACCACCACGATCTACCGACACCTGGTACCGGGTCTGGCGCGTGAGCTGTGCATCGCCGAAGCGTTGAACACGATCGAGCAGGAGAGATCCTCCTACGGCCGCACCATCGGCACCGGGGAATCCGAACGCCTCGTCGGCGGCCGCGGATTGTCGGACATCCGCGCCGAAGTCAGAACCAAGTTCGGCCGCAAGGCCCGGACGGGAGCCGTGTGATGATGTTCACCGCTGACGTGATCACGATCCATCAGCCACCGCTGTTGGCGCACCGTGAGGAGACCCTCGACTGGGTCCGCGCACATGATCTGAACCCCAACCTCGTGCTGTCCGTGAGGGTCGTTGGCCCCTTCATGCGTGCCCGCGAATGCCTAGTCAGCCAGACAGGCCGGAAATTCATCCGCGGTAACGATTTCGCGATGCGTACCCGATGGGTACGTCTGCGTCGCCGTCCACCTCGGACGGGGGCGGTGTAGATGGCCACCTCGCATGTTCAGGTCGAAACCCGCGGGGCGCTGTTCACCGGGCAGGCATCCCGAGATGTTCGTAAGATGCTGGATCAGACCAAGGAAGAGATTGCGAAAGCTGGTGAACAGCAGATAAGGATGCGGCTCGGCCAAGTCCTCAAGAACCCCACCGGACACTACCAATCGCAGATCCACACCAAGGCGCTCGGCCGGTTTGCCGACCAGCTCATCACCGACGGCGGTGTCATCTACGGGCCGTGGCTCGAGACCGGCAAGTACACGCCGCCGCGCCGGTTCAAGGGTTATAACACGTTCCGCCGGGTCACCGGCAGGTTGCGCCGCTGGTGGATACCCGTCACGCAACGACGGGTCGACCAGCTGATTGGCCGGTGGAACTCGTGACCCTCGACGTTCGCGCCATCCTCAACGCGATGACTTCGCACGCCATGACCCTCGGCCAGTTCGACCGGGTTGCTGGCCACGAACCGAAGAACGCCCCCGGCAGCGGACTGTGGGCGGCGATGTTTCTCGGCGACGGTGAGGCCGTCGGTGAGGTGTCCGGGTTGGACAAGGCCAGCGGCCGGGTCGAAGTGCAGATCCGCATCACGCAGAACATGCTGACCGAACCGATGGACGACATCGACCCGAAGATCGCTGGGGCGATCGATGCGTTGATGACTGTCTACTGTGCCGATTTCACTTTGGGTGGGCTGGTTCGCAACGTCGACGTGTTCGGGCAGACCGGTCCCGCCTTGGGTTGGCGGGCCGGCTACCTGGAGCAGGATCACAAGATGTACCGGGCTTTCGACGTCACGGTGCCGATGATCGTCAACGATTTGTGGGAGTTGTCGCCGTAATGGAAGAGACCGTGATCGAGGTCAAGCTCGAAGCGCTGGCCCGGTCGATGGAGACCGGCTTCCAGCGGGTGCACACCGACATCGGCGAACTCAAGGCTGACATGAAGGTCATCAACTCGGTGGGGATCGAGCGCCGTTTGGACAAGTTGGAAAAGTGGCGGGACGGCCTGTCGACCCGGCTGTGGGCGTTCATGGTCGGCGGCGCGGTGGCCGTGCTGGCGGCGTGGTCGTCGGTGCTGTTCGAGAGGAGCAACTGATCATGACTAAGACTTCGGGCCTGGGTGATGGGCTGCTGATCGACGGGGTCGACCTGTCTGGCGACACCGGCGGGCTCGGCGCCATCGGATCGTCCCGGCCCACCACCAACGTGACCGGCATCGACAAATCCGCCCAAGAACGCGTACACCTGACCAAGAACGGGCGGATCGAATGGCAATCCTGGTTCAACCCGGCCGCAGCCGCCGCGCACGCCGAATTGTCGACCTTACCGCTCACTGACCGGATCGCCACGTACCTCCGCGGCCGCGCCCTCGGCAACCCGGCCGCGAGCATGGTCGGCAAACAGATCAACTACGACCCCAGCCGCAACGCCGACGGATCGCTGAACATCGCCGTGCAAGCCCAGTCCAACGGATACGGGCTCGAATGGGGACGACAACTCACCGACGGCCTGGAAGCATTCACCGGGGCCGCGAACGGTGACCCGGTCGACTTCACCGCGCAAACTCTGTTCGGGCTGCAGGCGTACCTGCAGGTACTGGCGTTCAGCGGCACCAGCGTCACGGTCACCATCGAGGATTCGGCTGACGGCTCCACCGGCTGGGCCGCGGTGACCGGCGCCGCGTTCCCCGCTGCGAACGGAGTCTCTGCGGCCCGCATCCAGACCGCCCGCGACCAGACGGTACGCCAACATCTGCGGGTCGCGCTCACTGGAACGTTCGCTTCTGCGACGCTATCGGTCGCGGTCACCAAGAACACCCATGAGGTGCTGCTGTGATGAAGGAACACCTGAACGATCTCATCTTTGCGGTGCTGGTGCCGATCCTGGTCGGACTGGGATTGACCGCGATCCTTTACGTGTTGGTTGAGGGGATCTGATGCCCACCATCACCCGCGGGAACGCCGCGAGCTTCCGCCGCCCGCTGAGCCGCCCGGAGCCTGTCCTGCCCGCGTCCGCGATGAAGACCTACTCGGTCGTTGCGCCGCTGGACACCCACTGGCGGCCGGCGTCGTGCGAGCAGGCGGGTTGTCTCGCGCACCACAACGGCTTCACAACGTCCGTGGACGAGTCGACGGCCCTCGGTGCCCGGCAGGCCGCATACGTCCGCCAGCGGGCCGGTAGGCCGTTCCGCGAGACCCGCGAAGGCGGCCTGACGGTGTTCACGTTCTCGCCGGGCACCGAGTGTTTTACCCAGCACCAGACGCGCCGATCGAGGCCGCCGCTGTATGTGGTGCGTAGCGGCGACTGGCGGTCGTATCTCGGCCGCCCGCAAGTCCACTCCTCACCTGAGGTTTGGGTCGACGACTTCGCCAGCCACCAGGACCGGCTGGCCAAAGTAAGGAGCTAGATCATGGCCAAGGAAGCAGGCTTCCCGTTCCAGGTGCAGGTGGACGACGGGACACCGACGTTGCAGGACATCTCGAATGACGTGACAAATTTCTCATTTGCCACGCCGAGGGGCGTTCAGGACGTCACCGGGGTGGACAAGAGTGCGATGGAGCGGCTGCTGCTGCTCGCGGACTTCAGCCTGACCCTCAACGGGGTGTTCAACGACGCCCTGTCGCACCTGGTGTTCGACACGCTCGACGGGGAGCGTTCCGTCGAGCTGACCGTGTCGGGTCAGTCGCTGGACAACGAGTGCCTACTCACCGACTACGCCCTGACGCGCAACCAGGACGGCTCGCTGACCTGGTCGGTGCCAGGCGTCCTCGCAGACGGCACCGTCCCGACGTGGACCTAGTGGTTGACGTAGCCGGATACGCGGCTGCGGGGATCGCTGTGCTTGCGGGCGGACAAGATCGCGTGAGTTACGGCTAGCCGGATGATCCCGTACTGGATGGCCAGGCCGATGAGCAGAACCAGCAGATAGAACAGTAGGTCCATGATGCACCTCCCCCTACTAGTCAATCTGCTCTCGATGAAGGGAATTGTCAAATGGGCTTTGAGGTACCAGAACCGCGGCATGTGCGGCTCGTATTCACAGACCCGTCCTACAAGGGCCTAGAGGTTATGTGTCGGCTGGTGCCGGTCGGGCAGCTATCCGAGGCCGCGAGCCTGGCGGACGTCGACCCGAAAGCCATCCGCCCGGAGGACGCAGAGAAGGTGCAACGCCTGATTGACGCGTTCGCCGGGGCGCTGGTGTCGTGGAACCTGACCCGCAAGGGCCGCAAGGTGCCGGCCACCCCCAAGGGTGTGGACTCGCTCGACCTTCTCTTCACCATGCAGCTGATCGAGGCGTGGTTGAGCGCGGTCGGCCAGGTGATCGCCGAGCAGGCGCAGGGTGATGCGGAGCTGGCGGAGACGCTGCAAACAGAACCGCTCGGCTAGATACGCGGGACGGAGGCGATCCGAGGGAGGGAGGTGAGGGCCAGTGGCTAACGAGGTGCGGATCACCGTCACTTCGCGGGATAAGTCGGCGGCAGGATTCCAGTCCGCCCGCAAGCATGCCGACGAGTTCGGCAGTTCGACAAAGCGGGTCGGTGAGATCGCCGGCGGCATTCTCGCCTCCCAGGTGTTCGAGCGGATCGCCTCGGCGGCCGTGCAGGCGTTCACCTCCACGATCAACGCCGCATCCAACCTGAACGAGTCGATCAACGCCACCGGGGTCACATTCGGTGCTGCTGGTGACCAGATCCTCACCATCGGCGAAACCGCCGACCAGGCGATGGGCCTGTCACAGCGGGCGTTCAACGAGGCCGCCGTCCGGTTCTCCGCGTTCGCCAAGACAATCGCCGGTGACGGCGGCAATGTTGCCAATGTTGTGCAGGACATCACCCAACGGGCGTCTGATTTCGCCTCGGTGATGAACCTGGACGTCGAGGAGGCGTTACGGCTGTTCCAGTCCGGCTTGGCCGGCGAGTCCGAACCATTACGCCGCTACGGCATCGACGTGTCCGCAGCCGCGGTCAACACATTTGCCTACGCCAACGGGATCGCCGAAGCCGGTCGGCAACTCACCGAGACCGAGAAGGTCCAGGCCCGCTACGGCCTGATCATGGAGCAGACCTCGGCCACATCCGGCGACTTCGCCAACACGTCGGATGATCTGGCGAACGCGCAGCGCATCCTGTCGGCCGAGCTCGAGAATATGCAGGCCCAATTAGGCCAAAACCTGCTGCCTGTTCTGGCATCCGCTACGGGGTTCGTCACCGACCTGGTCGTAGGGTTCAGTAATCTGCCGAAGCCGGTGCAGACCGCCGCCGGTGTCATCGCCGGTTTGACTGTCGCGTTGGGTGCCGCCGCTGGCGCCGCCCGATTGCTGAACGTCAGCCTCATCGCAGTTGCCGCCAACCCGATCGTGCTCGCCGCCACCGCAACGGTCGGTGTCGCTGCCGCTACCCTCGCCCAGTTCGGTCATGAGGCCCGGAACGCCGAGATTAGCATCGCCGGGCTGCGGGCCACGCTGGATGAGACAACGGGTGCGGTCACCACATCCACCCGAGAATGGGTGGCCAACCGACTCGTCACCGAAGGCTTAGCCGACGACGCCCGCAAACTCGGCATCGACCTCAACCTCTTGACCGACGCGTATTTGGGCGACGCCGCTGCATCCTCAGAGGTTCGCCGCAGACTCGAAGAACTTCGCCCCGAGATCGGTCTCGCCGAACTCGCCACCTTCGGCCTCACCCACGCTTTGGATGATGGGGAACAGGCCCGCCGGCGAATTGTCAACGACCTGGATGAACAGGTCCCGCTGCTCGAAGAGGCCCAGCAGGGACAACTGAATTACGCCGCCGCAGCCGAGGAGAGTACCGGCGCCACTGAGGGCGCTTCGGGGGCGATGCGCGACTTCGACTCCGAGATCGCGGACACGAACACCGAACTCGACGCGCAGAACCAGATCCTCAGCGACCTGTACAACAACCTGTTCGCCATCGAGAACCAGATCCTCAGTACGCGTGACGCTGAGCGGGGGCTCGAAGCGGCGATCGACGCGGCGTCGGAGGCCGTCTCGGCGAACGGAGAGACGCTAGACCGCAACACCGAGGAAGGGCGTGCGAACGAGGCCGCCCTGGACGACATTGCGTCGTCCGCGCACAAACTCGCAGAGCAGCAGCTGGAGGCCGGCGAGTCCGGGGACACTATGCGCGGCTCAATGAGACGGGCTCGCGAGCAGTTCATCAAGACCGCCGAGTCGATGGGCATGGCTGAGGAGGACGCCGAGGCGCTCGCCGACAAGCTGGGGCTGATCCCGTCCGAGGTCAAAACCACCGCGAAGTTCCGCGATACCACTCAGGCGCAGATCGCCGACCTTGAGCGCCGGCTCAATATTCTGACCCGGAGCCGTGAGATCAACATCCGGATCAACCAGTTCACCGGCACGACCCAGTTCGGTGGTCAGATAGCCACCGGTGGCATCATCGGCGCCGAGCGCGGCATGCAGGGTGGCGGGATCTCCGGCGCTTCGAGCCGCATCCTGGTCGGTGAGCACCGCCCCGAGGTGGTGGAGCTGCCGGTCGGCTCGCGGGTTATCCCGTCGGTGGATCAGGCGATGGACCGCGGCCAGGCCGGCGGGAGTGGCGGGCCGGTGGCGATCGAGTTGCATTCCGGCGGCACCCGGCTAGACGACCTGCTACTTGAGGTGCTGCGTAACTCGATCCGCGTCCGCGGCGGCACCGTGCAGACTGTGCTGGGGTCCTGATGGCTAACCCGTTCAGCCCAAAGGTCGAACTGTTCTACGACTCGACGTGGAACGACATCACCACATACGCGATGGTCCGCGACGACCAAGGCATGATCAGCGGCAGCCGCGGCAAGCCGAATGAGGCGTCGCAGGTCAACCCGTCCGCCTATCACCTGCTGTTGAACAACCGCGACGGCCGGTTCTCGCCCCGTAACCCGCTGTCACCCCTGTATGGGAAGATCGGCCGCAACACCCCCATCAGGATCAGCGTCGGCACCGACGTACGGTTCGTGGGAGAAGTGCCGGCGTGGCCGCAACGGTGGGACACCACCGGAACCGACGTGTGGGTACCGGTGGAGGCGGCGGGCATCATGCGCCGCTTGGGGCAGGGCGCCAAGCCGCTGCATTCGGCGTTGCGCCGCTCGATTGAACGCGCATCGGACATGGTCGCGTACTGGCCAATGGAGGACGGCAGCGGCGCTACCGCGTTCGCCTCCCCGATTGTGGGCGTGTCACCGATGCTGTTCTTCGGTGACGTGGACCCCGAAGCGGGAAATCCGGGCGGCTCCGCACCGTTGCCATCATTCGGCCCCGATTCTGTTTTCAGCGCAACGGTGCCACCGTTCACGGCTGGTGCTTGGCAGGTCCACTGCGTGGCCCGGATACCTGAGATTCCCGATAGCACGTTTCGTTATGTGATCGCCGTCACCACGTCGTCACCGGAGATTTCGCGGATTCGGTTCGGTGTGAGCGACACACAGGTACGCGTCGAGTCGTATGACTCCGACGGCAATATCACCGAAGAGAACGTGACCAGCATCTCCGGCCACATTGGGGAATGGCTGATCTTCCGGCTGGCCGCGTTCGGCACGCCTACTTTGCAAATATTCCGGCAGATCCTCACCGAAGACGACGAGATTCTAGTCAGTAGCCAAATCGGGTGGCTGGCAGGCGTGACGGCCGGACGCGTCAAATCGGTGATCGGTGGCCCTATGGCGTCCACCCCCGATTCCCGGCTGATCGGGCACATGACCGTCCAGAGCGCTGTCGGCGCGGCCTTGAACCCGGCCGAAGAAGGTGCCACCAACGGGTACGTCGGTGAGACCGCCGGCAACAGGATCGAGAGGCTATGCGGCGAAGAGGGCGTGGCGTTCACCTCGACCGGGGACCTGGACGACACCGCGGCGATGGGTCCTCAGCCCGCCAGCTCGTTCTTGGCAGCCGTGCAGGAGTGCGCCGACGCGGATTTGGGTGTGCTGTACGAGTCACGGGCATCGCTGGGGCTGGCCTACCGGACGCGTGTCGACCTTTACAACCAGACCGCAGCGCTCGAACTGGATTACACAGATGGTGTGTTCGCAGCCATCCCCGAACCGGTCGACGATGACCAGGCCGTCCGTAACGATGTGACCGTAAAACGGCCGGACGGATCGCAGGCGCGGGCCGTGCTCGAGACCGGGGCGCTTTCGATCCAGGCCCCGCCGGATGGGGTCGGCACCTACGACACCACCGAAGAGGTCAACGTCGTCGGCGACGGGTTCCTAGCGGACCAGGCCGCGTGGCGGCTCGCGCTCGGCACGGTGGATGAGCCCCGTTTCCCCCGACTGCCGATCCACATCCATAATCCGATCGTCGCCGACGACGCCACCCTCAAGGCCGCCGTGATCGCCGCCGATCTGGGCGACCGGATCAACGTGACCAACATGCCGACATGGGTCAGCCACGACACCATGGACCTGCTGGTGCTCGCTGTCGCGGAGAGCTTCAACGGGTTCCTGTGGTTCGTTGACCTGGTGTGCGCGCCGTATTCGCCGTATCTGGTAGCAGAGTACGAGAGCGCGGAGGGTGGGAACTACCGGTACGACACGGCCGGGTCGTCACTGGCCGCGCAGTTCGTGGCCGGCACGGACACGTCTATGTCGGTTGACGTGGACATCGGGCCGCTGTGGACCACCGACGGGGACGAGGTGCCCTTCGACATCGAGTGCGGTGGGGTGCGGCTCACCGTCACCGCCATCAGTGGCGCCAGCTCCCCGCAGACGTTCACGATCACCGCCACGCCCGTAAACGGCGTAGTGAAGACCATCCCCGCGGGCACCGCGGTTTCGTTGTGGACCAAAGCCCGCGTAGCGCTCTAGGAGGACCCGATGCCAGCCGCTGGAGAGACCATCATCGCCGGTAAAATCCCCGGTGAGCGGGTCGCCACTTCGACCGAGTCCGCCGACTCGGCGAATGTCACAACCACCGAAACCACGGTGCAGTCCGTCACCGCGGCTTTGGTGTCCGGCCGCACTTACCGGGTCCGGTGGGCAGGCCGGCTGTCCTCCTCGGTGGCCACCGACACGTTCGTCGGGCGCATCCGCGAGGACAATGCCACCGGCACCGAATTGGCATCATGGCAGACCGACTCGAACCTTCCGGCCACGCTCGGCCTCGCGGGCGTCATCGAAGCCGAATACACCGCCGGGGCGACCGCCAACAAGACATTCGTGCTGGCCATCGTCCGATCCGCTGGCAGCGGCAACGGCCGACTGGAAGCTGCGGCGACCCGCCCGGCTTATCTCTACGTGGACTACATCAGCGGCTGATCGGGTGCGTCGTCGTGGGTGGCGTCCAGTTCTTCAAGATTGGGTAACCGGGCCTCGAGCAGCTGGCCCCACTCGCCGCGGAACTCGACCAGCAACAGCGCGCAAGCCGTATCGACCAGGTCACCGCGCTCGGTGTCAGTCATCGCCCCACCCTGAACCTTCCCGCCGCCAGCTCCAACTCGGCGGTCATCCGCATCGCATCCTCCCAGAACAACGCGACGCTCTCCTGCGCCAGCGTGCGCGGATTGATGATCGTCAACGCGGGCTGCGCAGCAAACTCGTCGAACCCGAACACGATCAACTGAACGGTGCGGCCCTGCCGCAACCCCGGCACCTCGCCGTGCGCCGTCACCAACACCTGCTCGTGCCTGCCGTGGGGCTTGCCCACCTGACACCACGACACTGAACACTGCTCTCTATACTCCATCTGCGGCCATCCCTTCTAGAGTTGTGTGGCCGTAAGTCCGCCCCGCTCTCACCAAGCGGGGCGGGCGCTATTTGCTTGTCACAGACCGTTCCCGGTCGTACTGCACCGCCGCCATCTGCGTGGCCAGCCGCGCATCCAAATGCTCGCGGGTGCCGTCCCACTCGTGCGCCACCCACCACTGCAGGCGGCGCAGCGACATGGCCCGGCCCTCCAGCCAGCCGTCACGCCACGGGGACGGCGCCAGCCACAACCATGCAGCCACCCGGTCCCGCAGCAACTCGATCTCGTCCGCCGCCTCGGCCACCACATCCGGTGAGTCCACATCCATGCGGTACTCGCGCAGCCGGGTCACCAGGTCACGGTCGTGGGTCGGGTCGAGCTCCTCGAGGTTTCGATCGTCGGTCATGACACTCCTCACTGCCCGTAGATGTTGTTGACCGTGCGCCGGTCCGCCGTCGACAAGTACGAGATCCACTTGCACTCGGTGATCTGCGACATCACCGACCCGCACGTGTCCCACCGGTGGTCCAACCCCACCGCATGCCCGATCTCGTGGGTGGCGATGTGATCCCACCCCCACGAGCCGTACGAGTAGGACCGGTTCAGCACCACCACGCGGTAGCGGTAGTTCACCTTCGTCCACCCGCCGGCGATCGTCTGCCGCCAGTTCGCGCACTCCAGATTGATCCCTGCTGGCGGGTCGCAGTAGCGGCCCCGGTGGCGATGCTTGCCCACCCAGCCGGTCTTGCCGTAGTAGCCGTCGATTACGATGATCCGCTGGTCGTACTTGGTGGCGTAGCCGACGCACGAGCCAGTGCCGCGCTTGTAGTACACCCGCAGCACTGTGTTGGCGTTGTAGTCTGCCGCCGCGTTTCTGACTGCGCCCTGCAACGTTGACGAGCGGGTGCGGTCCTCCACGCACAGATGGGTTCCGTAGAACCGCTGCCCGAGATAGTTCGGGTCGGACACGGTGTCGTCGGCGCGGGCCGCCTGTGCCCCGGCCAGCGCGAGCGCGGCGAGGAATGCCAGCGCGGCGGCGCCGGCCAGCAGGCGGCGCGGCAGCGGGTTGCGGGTGGCGGCGTAACGGCCGCGGGTCGTGGTCATGATGACTCCACCGGCTGGATGGTGTTGGCCACCGCCCGCATAGTGAAAATGATCGTTCGTAGCCGCTCGGCATCATGGGGTCGGAAGTTGCGCCATTCATCGGACCAATCCCACTCGTTTTCGTTGTGCGTGCAGCCCTTGTTTGGTTCGCCTTGAACTTCGGGTAGACATGGGCAACCGAGTGATCCGGGCAGGAGTAGGACATGTCCAGCGGCGCATTCAACTCGCCAATGTTGGGTGTGCGCCCACTCGGATGACAGTGGGGGTAGCGCATTGGTCTCCGCATCCGTATCGAGATCGTCCGGGCTGAGGCTGGCGGCTAGCTCCCAAGTGATGAACAGTGCTTCGCTGCAGTCTGGGAATGAGCACACGACGTCGTACTCGCTCATGCCCCCGCCCCCAGCAGCAGCGGCAGCACGACGAACAGCGCGAACGTGTCCGCGCCGACGTAGCCGAGCACCAGCCCGGCCACCGCCATGCCCTTGCCGGACTGGTTGCTGTGCTTGATCTGGTCCAGTGCGATGTGGCCGAACAGGATCGCCAGCGTCGAGCCGAGCCAGAACAGCCACAGGATGCCGAGCACGAGCGCGGCGACGGCCAGGCCGTTGGTGGGCTGGTGAAAGAACGGGGGCGGTGACTGGTAGGTGTACGGCTGGTACGCGGTCTCGGGTGCCTCGTACGGGTCGTTGGTGCTCATGGTGTACCCCTTCTGTTGCGTACCCCTACGATTTGGCCTGCCGGCGGGCCGGGGTACGGATCCCGCCGGCAGGGGTCTACATCTGGTCGACGATCCGCCGCAGCGCGTCACCGGGCAGCTGGGCATACCCGGCCGAGGTGTCGAGCTTCGCGTGACCGGCCAGGGCCGCCACGGTGCGGATGTCACCGGAAATCTGGTAGGCGCGGGTCAGGAACGCGTGCCTGAGTGTGTGTGCGGTCCAGTTCGCGCCGAGCGCGTCGCTGGCGATCCGGCCGATGGTCTCCGGGGCGAGGTGTCCGCGCTGGTTGCCGGGGAAGACGTAGTCGTCGCCGCTTTCGTACTTACCTAGTGCGCCGGCCAGCTTGCCGTTGAGCGGGATCTCACGGGTCCGCTTGCCCTTCCCGACGATCCGCAACGTATCCACGCCGACGCTCTCCCACCGCAGCGACGCGATCTCAGCACGGCGCAGCCCGGCGTAGTAGCCGAGCAGCAGCACCAGCCGCGCCCGCGGGTCGGCCCGTTTGGCCGCAACTTCGACCACCTCGGTCGGCACCGGCCGTGGCAGCCCGGACGGAACCGACCCGGACGGCAGCCGATCGGCCGGGTTCCGCTTGATGTGCCCGGCCAGGCGGCCCCAGTTGTAGAAGCCGCGCAGGGTGGCCCGGTACACCATCTGCGAGGACGGCTGCCAGTCGTAGCGGCCGAGCCAGGCGATCAGGTCGGCGCGGGTGAGCTTCCACGGGGAGCGGCGCACGTGGTCTTCGGCGAGGATGCCGAGCTGGTATTTGCGCTGCCGGATGGTCTGCGCGCTGAGTCCGGCCGCGTGCATCTCGGCGACGTAGCCGCCGATGGCGTGCTGCCAGTCTTGGACGTGTCCGCGCCCGAACACGTCGCCCCCCTCCGAGATCGCCCCCCCAGGGATCTTCGGGTCAGGGTCGGCACCGTACTCCTGGCCGGAGACTGTTGCGACCGGTTCGGCGGAAGTCATGGCGACCACCACAATTGCGGCTCTGTATCGCCGCGCACATACAACGGGTGACGTGGCGCGCCTGCCTTCGTCATGCCCAGGCAATGCACAGCGGATCGCCGGCTTCCGAGCCCATGAAGCATGATTCGCAGGGCGCTCACTCGTACTGGTTCCGCATTGACGCCCCACGCGGCGATGATCAGGTCGTCGCCGGTTAGATAGTTGAGTAGATGACGGTCGTTGTCCGGACCAACCGGATCAACCGTTCGCCATAGATCGGTGGGTTTAGTCGCGCGATAGGCATACAGATTGAGTACGACGATGCCCCCGAGCCCCCACGTTCGTGCGAAGTCCGTGCAACGGCGGATAGTCGGATCGTCCTGCTCGGCATCCGCCGTGGATGGGTTGAGCATGATGAACACGGCGCGCGACTTGGTGACATCCCAACGGCGATGAAGAGTGTAGCGATATCGGCCGCAGGTGGAGATTTTGGCCATCTTAAGGACATCGTCGGGCTGGCGGTTGTTCATGACCGGCGCTCCGTAATCTCGGCTCGGTTGCTCGGCCGGCGCTGGTTGTGGCCGAGGGCTTTGCGCATGGCGGTGATGTCGTTGCGGACCTCGGTGTAACCCGGCTGTTGATCTCTCATAAGAGCCGTTATATGAGATCCATTAGACCTTCCATTGCCCATAAGCCACGTATAAGGGACGCCGGTCCTCATCGCCCACAGCTTCACCGCTGATGCCGGCGGCCGGGCGTGTCCGTAGATCCAATTGCTGATCGTATTGCGGTGAACCTCCAGATATTGCGCCATCTCAGCGCTGGAGACGTCCGCGTGGTCCAGGCTCTTGCGCAGCCTGTCGGCCAGTGTCCACTGAGGGATGCCTAGGTCCTGCTCCATTGGCTCACTCATAACCTGAGCATATGCACGGTACCGTGCGCCACGCAAGAGTTTCAAGGAAACCACGTCCACTATGTTGACACGATGCTGTGCATCGCACAAGATAGAGCCGTGACCGAAACTCTGGACCTCATCACCACGACCGAGGCCGCACAGATCCTAGGCGTCGACCGGGCCACAGTCTCGCGTTGGTCCAGCGCCAAGTTGCTGCCCGAGGCCCGCAAGCTGACACCCGCCGCGCGAATCGGCGGCTATGCCGCGTTCCGCCGCGCCGATGTCGAAGCGCTGCGCGACGAGATGGCCACCAAGGAGGCGTCGTGAGGACGCGGCAGCAACTCCCCGAAGAGGCCGCTAACGCACTCCGTGAGCTACGCCCTCAGACACAGCGTTATGACCCGAGCCGACCCCGGTTCCACGCCTACGTCGCAAAGTTGTCCGACGCTGGATGGACCAAAGCCGCAATCGGCGACGCGCTCGAGACTCCTTACACGACCGTCACGAATTGGATCGACGCGGCGAGGGGTTACGCATTCGATGACCTGCCCGATGCACCACCCGCGCCTGCCCGGCCAGTTTCCCCCAAATCCAAACTGGGCCCAGACGATCCACGACACGGCACCTTGAACGCATACACGAACCACAACTGTCGGTGCGACGCGTGCAGGAAAGCCAACGCGGAGTACAACCTTGAGAGCAAGCGGCGGCGGGTGGCACGCGAAGACAAGCCGCACGGCACCAAAGGCGGCTACTACAACTGGGGCTGCCGTTGCGATGACTGTTCCAGGGCGGTTGGCCACAAGCCCGAACGGAGAGCGCGCCGCAAGCAGATCCGGGAACAAGTCCGCGACTTGATCCCACAAGGCTTGCCTGCAGTTGAAATCGCGGTCCGCACGGGCGCCTCGGCGAACTATGTGCGCAGCCAATTCGCAGAGTTGGGTGTCCAGCCGCCCTCGCCTTGGCAGCAGGAACCAACGCCAGAGTTCACGGCCCTTGCCATGTTCGTCGGCGCTGAGAATTCCGAGGAGCGCAATCGACTAATCAGAACCGTCCGCCGTCAGGGCTTCACCCTGGATCGGATCGGGGGGCAGATCGGACTCACCCGCGAACGCGTCCGGCAGATCGTCTACGGGATCACGACGAACCGCGGGCCGACGAGACCGACGAGGGCGCAACTCGCCGCTGAGCGCGACCGGTACCGGCTGGCGTGGCTATCCGCTCGCCGCCGCGCGGCCTACAACGGCCTGAAGTACGAGGTCAAATCCGCGCTGCTTCGCACGGTCGAAGCAGCGCACGAGAAAGAGCTCGTGTCATGAGCGGCGATGGCAACAAGCCCAAGCCGCCCATCGACAACGAGCCGCATCCCAAGCCGCCCGTGCCGCTGCGGCCACTACCCCGGCCGCCGGCACCGCCGCAGAAACCGAAGGGGAAGCAGATATGAGAGCCCCGATCGTCGTGCTCGAGCCGGGCGACCGGGTGCTGGTGAGTCTGCACGACTCCACGGGACCGGATGGGCTGGAGCGCATCGTCGGCCAGTTTCGTGAGCGATTCCCCGGCGTCGTCGCCGCTTTCGTTACCGGCATAGACGTGTTGGTCCAACCGAAGGAGCCGAAGAAGTGACCGAGCTACGCACCCAAGGCGACCCGATCGCCGTCAAGTCCAGCGCCGTCACTGACGCGCTCGAACGCCTCGGCATCCACGACTGGAACGACGACGTGATTGACGTGCTCATCGAGCGTCGACGGATCACCGTCAAGCGCATACGTCGCGACGAGCAAGGGCATCCTGTCGCGGCCGCTGACGAAGTGGCCACCACGACCACCGTCATCGCGATCCGCCGGGACGAGTCGTGACCCGCCGCCACACCCCCGTGCCGACCCCGCACAAGGGCACCGGCACCTGGGGCGTGAAGGACCAGCGCACCGGCCAGGTACGGCAGGCCGGCGCCACCAAACAAGAGGCCAAGCAGCTCGCCAAGGGCTGGAACAAGAACGACCGCTAAGCAACACGAAGGGGATAAGACTCGATGGCAAAGCAACTCGAAGAATGGGTGGTGGAACGCACCGATCTCGGTGAGTTCACCATCGACCCGCGCACGAGCGAGTTCAAGGATCTCCGCTCGGTTTGCGAGCCGGGCAACCCGTGGCGGTGCCTGATCGCCACCACTGGGTCGATGCGTCTCGGTCGCCGGATGAGCGTCCGGCTGGACCACGACAACCACACCGGCGTCATCGGGATCACCGAAGGTGACTACCGATTCGAGCGCCCCATGACCCAGGACGAGATCGACTTCGCAACGAAGTTTGACCTGGGGAAAACGATGCGTAAGCCGCTCACCGTGAAGGTCAATCTGGCGGACGGATCATGGGCGGCGAAGCCGAAGCGCGGTTCGGCCAACGGTCAGCCGGCCGGTCCTCGTAGCAAGCTCCGCGGCGGTAACGCCAAGCCTCACACGAAGACCATTCGTGCGCGCCAACTGGAAGCGATCAAGAAGGCGTACGCCGACAGCTAGCCAACTCGAAGGGGGAACCGATGACCGACGTGCAGACGCCGCGTCAGCGGATGCAGGAACAGCTCGCCGCCGCCCTGGGGGTGGTCCGCGCCGACACCAGTTGGACCGCCACCAATGAGCAGCATGCCGCCCACATCGTCCGCGACGTGTTCGACCCGTATGTGGCCGACAGCCCCACTCAGCGCGAGCTGGCGGCGGTGCGCGGCGCGGCGAACCGCACCATCGACGGGTTGCAGGCCGAGAACCAGACGCTGCGGGCACGACTCGCCGCGCGAGAGGGGGTGGCGGTGTGACTAAGCGCATGCCATGTCAACACCGCTGGCGCTGGTCGCTGGGGCGGTTCATCTGCGCCAAGTGCTACGAGCGGATGGCCTACCCGCCGAAGTGGTCGAAAGGCAGTACGACATGACCGCCGCCCGCATCGTCGCCTGGGCCGCCGTCGCCGCCGGGCTGCTGTTGATGATCACCGTCGGCGCCTCGCTGGCGATGCTGCTGCGCGGCAGACCGTTCGGAGACGACCCACACAAGGAGGGGCAGTGACCGTTTACCGCAGCAAGCCAAGTGAGATCGAGGCTATCCAATGGACCGGCGACAACTATCTCGATGTGGTTGCCTTCGGCGGCTCGTACAGCACCCGGCACGGCGTCGCCCTACACCTGCTCGCGGGTAAGGACGGCGCTCAGGAATACGTGCCCGTGCCTGTCGGCCATTGGATCGTCCGCTCAGTTGACGACTGGACTGATCACTGGCCCGTCGACCCTGACTACTTCGCCAATAAGTACGAGCCTGTTGACCCCTAGTGCGGCGGGGTGGGTAGCACATGACGCACGTCGCTCTGGCGCCCGCCCCGACAAACGCCGCCATCCGGGCCCGCCGCTTTCCCTTCTGCGGCACCCCCCTGAGAGGCCCGGGTGGCGGTCCATAACTGAACAGCAAGCAGCGACCAGGCCCAAGCCTTCCCCGTGCCGGACCTGATCGCCACCTACACAAAGGAGTCTAGATGAGCAGGTACTACGACCGCGACGGCACCGAGATCACGGCAGACGAGTGGACCGCGAAGCGGCGGCAGACCGACGAATATCGCCGTGTCGCCGTCACAACGGTGGACGACAAGATGACTGTCTCCACCGTCTGGCTCGGCCTTGATCACAACTGGGGCGGCGGCCCGCCGCTGATCTTCGAGACGTTGGTGTTCGACGGCCCGATGGACGGCGAGATGGCCCGTTACTCCACCGAGGCCGAGGCGGTGGCCGGGCACGAGGCGATGGTCAAGCGAGTCCAGTCGGCCCGTCACGCCGTGTTCGGCGCAGGTTGGGTGACGTCGTGACCACCCTCCGCTACACCGCCGACGCCGCCGCCCATCCGGTCGGCCCGCCCGGCCCGCTCGACGGCATGACCGGGCCCGTGGTGTCCCCGCCGCTCGTCGGCGCCGACGGCGGGCTGTGGCTCGACGAGGAAGGACACGGCGATGGGTGAGATCCCGACGTTCGCAATGAGCGGCGACGACTTGGACGGCATCGAGGCGCTGACTGAGGCGTGCAAGCCGTGGAACCCACTCCGCGAAGCAAGCGAGGCGCTGATCGGTGAGGTGCGCCGCCTCCGCGCCGCCGTCATGGGCGCCGCTGGGCTGCTAGACGCAGCCCGTGAGCGAGACCGGCTCCGCGCCGCCCTGCGCGACCTAGTCGATCTGAAAGACGGCCCACGCGGTGCGGACTACGAGCGCCGTAAGCCATCCGCGTGGGAGGCCGCCCGCCGCGCCCTGGCCCCGGTGGCCGACCCCGACCCGCACACCACCAGCGATGAGGAGGCGTGACGTGACTGACGTTACCGACCGACTTCGGGCTGCAGCCAAGAAGCTACATGAGGCCGTCGCATGGGATGTGACCACCTCCGGGCGCTGGACTCCGATCACTGATGACGACCAGGTCAATCTCGTCGCCGACAACGGCGACGCTGGCGTATTCGAGGTGGCCAGCGATCTGGCTGACGACGATGCCGCGTACGTCAGCCTTGTTGATCCAACTACAGGCAAGGCCCTAGCTATGTGGCTCACGGACACCGCATGGGCCCTCGAAACCCAGCGCATCGACAAGCGCAGTGTTCTCGTTCGCCGCGCCTTGGACGTAGCCACCGAAATTCTCAGGGAGACCCCATGACCACCACGCTCATCCGCGAGGACACCGGCACTCACGCAGTCGTCCGCGTCATCGACCCCGGCGTGCATGTCAGCGCCCCCTACAGCCGCGCCGTCGGGCTGCTCGAACGGTGGGCCGCCGACGAACGGCACGCCGTCGACGAGTTCGCCGCCTGGATCGAAGGGCAGGCCGCGCAGGCCAAGGCCGAGATGCGGCTGCTGTGCGACGAGCTCGGCGCACCGTTCGCGTGGGCCGAATTCAGTGACGATTCAGTTAACCCGGCTGAATTGCCCGAGCCGGAACTCGTGCGGTACCTCAACAGCAGATTAAAGGCGATCGGCGCACTGCCCGCCGGCCCCGCACCGCCGCCCGGTGATGGGCTGCCTGCGCTAGCTGCCGCCTACCGCGGCGAACGGGATGGCTGGACACCGCGCCCGGAGGACTTCGCTCCCCAATCCGACGAGACGATGCCCGGCCGCTACGCCCTAATGCCCCGCCCGGTCGAGCAGGCCGGTCCGCAGGGCAGGTTCACCCGCTGGCTGGACGAGCAGCTACAGCACGGCGAGCGGTGGTGGCGCGGCAAGCAGGCCGCACGCGATCGGAGATTAGGGGTGGAGGAGTGATGCGTGAAATTGCTCTAACGAAGGGTTACGTCGCTTTTGTCGACGATGACGATCATGAATTGCTTGGTCAATTCAGATGGCGTGCTCTTGTCCGCTCTCATACGGTTTACGTTCAACGTGAAGTGCGTCGATCAGATGGTAAATGGACGTCTGAAATGATGCATCGCAGAATTATGGGGCTCGTGCCTGGTGATGGTATCCAAGTCGATCACATCAATCACAATGGACTGGACAACCGGCGAGCCAACCTGCGACTGGCTACGCGCTTTGACAATCAGCACAATCGCGTCTTAGCAAAGACGAACACCAGTGGCTTTCTCGGTGTCACTTGGGCTCGCAGGGAAGGCAAGTGGCAGGCGATGGTGAAAGCCAATGGCCGGAACTATTGGGGCGGTTATCACGACACGCCTGAGGAGGCTGCGCGCGTACGAGACGAGCTCGCCGCTGAGTTGCATGGAGAGTTTTTCGTTCCGGCACTGGTCGGGGGTCGGCGATGAATGAGCTGCGGGAGAAGTTGGCCCGCGACCTAGCGGGCAGACTCGCTGATTGGCTGGACGAGAAGACCAGCACCGACTCCAACCGACCCGCCATCGTCGCAGCGATCCGGGACTACGCCTACAGCAGCGCTGATGCGGTGTTGCGGGTACTCGCCGAACACGGCGAGGTCAAGAATCTGCGAGAACAGATCACCCTAATGGTCTGGAGGTCCACTAACAAGCGCGCCGAGCGCGCCGAGGCCGACCTGGCCGCCGCGCAGATGCAGGTCCGCGTACGAGACGCGAGGCTCGACCAGGTACGGATCATATTGAGCGACTTGGTTGACCTGAAAGACGGTCCACGCGACGCAGCCTATGAACGTCGCAAGCCATTCGCATGGGAGGCGGCTCGCCAGATCCTGGACGCTCCCGCCCGGCCCGCCGAGCACGACGAGACGGGGCAGTGATGACCCGGCGATCAGCTAGCTACGGCGAGGCTGCCGACATTCTCGCCGACCTCGCAGTCTCGCTGCGGGCGGTTCGACGTTCACGCCGCCTAGACCTGCGCGAAACCGCCGACCAGTCAGGCGTATCACTCAACACGCTGTCACGTATCGAACGTGGCCGTGAATGCGGCGTCACCAGCGCCGTTCGGGTGCTGCGGTGGCTCGACCACGACGAGACGGGGCAGTGATGGACACCATGCCCCGCGAACATTATGCCGCCCTGGACCAGCTCGCCCCCGGCGACCGCATCTGGATTGACGGGGCGTGGCGGGAAGTCATCACGACAGCCGAGAAAGACGGTCACGTGGCCGTGTTCACCGGCACCATCAACGGTGGTAACGCGCGGGACTTCACCGCCCCGGCCGCGCTACTCGTCCGGCGGGCCGAGACGTGACCACCGCCGCCAGCATCGTCCCCGGCCTGATCGGGTTCGCCGTCCTCGTCGCGCTGTGGCCGCTCGCCGTGTGGGTCCGGCGCCGCGACCAGCGCCGACGCGCCGGCAGCATCGAACGGCACAACAAGGAACGGGGGGACAAGTGAGACTACGCAACTCGTGGGCCTGCCCCAACGACCCGCCCTGCCCGCACGGCTCCTTCGTCCACGACATCGACGAGCCGGACGACCCGCTGCCGACCTGCTGCGTCGAGGGCTGCGACTGCGGGCACGACCCGGCGCTGCGCCGCGAACTGCGACAAGGCATCTACGACAGGGGGGACAAGTGAAGGTCTTCGGGATCGACCCGTCGCTCACCAGCACCGGGCTCGCCTACATCCACGACGACGAGATCCGGGTCGGGCTCGCCAGCAGCGCCGGCAAGCGCAACGACACGATCGTGCAACGCCACGAACGCATCGGCGCGTTGGCTCACAGCATCGCCCACTGGGAACCGTGGTTCAACTGGGGCGGCGCCCAACAGCCCCGGCACGCCGACGTGATCGTCGTGGAAGGACCCACCCCCGGCACCCGCGGCGGCTCGGTGTGGGACCGCGCCGGACTGTGGTGGCACATCGTCGGGCAACTACCCGTGCAGCGTGTCGCCGTCATCCCCCCGTCCACCCGCGCCAAATGGGCCACCGGCAAGGGCAACGCCGACAAGGCCGCTGTTGCCGCCATAGCGGCCCGGCTGTGCCCCGACGTCGAACTGCGCAACAGCGACCAGGCCGACGCGCTCATCCTCGCCCTCATGGGCGCCCACGCCCTCGGCCAGCGTCCCGACCTCAACCGGGTGTACCGCACCGAGGCGCTGCTCAAGTGCCAGTGGCCCGCCGACATTGCCGCCCGGCTGCTCGAGCCGTACGAGCGGCCTGTGCAGGAGGTGGCGCCATGACCATCGCCACCGTCGCCCACCGGCACCCGCTGCTACAGCTCGCCGCCGACGCGCCCCGCTGGGACGGCGCCGCCTGCATCGGACACGCCTGCATCGGACACGGCCACCTGTTCTTCCTCGACGAGTTCACCGGCATGACCGCCGTCGCCGACACCGCCGAAGCCAAACGAATCTGCACCGAAGAATGCCCACTGCTCGAACAGTGCCGCGACTGGGCCATCGCACAGCGCATCCCGTTCGGCGTGTACGGCGGGCTCACCGCCGAAGAACGCGGCACCGAACTACGCGGCTACTGCCGCACCTGCGGCGAACCCCTCCCCGCCGGCAGCAAAGCCCGCTACTGCCCCGCACACCGCCGGGCCGTCCGCGCCGAACAGAACAGGAGACGACCGTGAGCCGACTGACCGCAGCCGACGTGAAGCTCGTCGTCAACGACTCCGACACCACAAGCGGGCGGCAGGTCATGGCCCTCGTTCAGGGTCGCAACCGCGTCTACGTCGTCGACCACGACACCTACTGGGGCGACAAGTGGTACTGCACCTGCCCGCCCGACTACCGGCCCAAAGACGGGGCCGACTGCGCCCACATCCGAGCCACCAAGGAGGCCATCGCCGAATGAGCCTACACACGTACACCGACATGATCCAGGGCTCCGACGAATGGCTCGAGGCCCGCCGCGGCATGGTCACCTCGTCGAGCGTCGGCCAACTCATCACACCCAAGACGATCAAGCCTGCCGCCAACACCCACACTCGCGCCCTCACGGCGCAGCTTGTGGCCGAACGCATCACCGGTTGGGCCGAGTTTCCCTACGTCGGCCACGACATGATCCGCGGCACCCTCGACGAACCCGTGGCACTCGGCATCTACGCCGACCACTACGCACCCGTCACCCAGGTCGGCTTCATGGTCCGCGACGACTGGGGCTACCGGATCGGCTTCTCGCCGGATGCCCTCGTGAGTGACGACGGGCTGATCGAGATCAAGTCACGCCGGCCGAAACATCACCTGGCCACGATCGTCGCAGGCGAGGTGCCGTCCGAGTTCGTCGCACAGATCCAGTGCGGGCTCCTTGTGTCCGGCCGCAAGTGGTGCGACTACGTGTCCTTCAGCGGCGGCATGCCCATGTGGCGCAAGCGCGTGGAGCCGGACCAGCAGTGGCACGACGCCATCGTCGCCGCAGTCGAGGCGTTCGAGCAGACCGCGGCCGAGATGGTCGCCAAGTACCAGGCCGCTGTTGCCGTGCTCCCCGCCACCGAACGCGGCACCTACGACATGGAAGTGATGGTCTGACATGGCCGACCGAAAGCCCCGCGTCTACGAGCAGGGCGCATCCACCTACGTCATAGGGACTAATGACGCCCTAGCGGCGTGCGCAGCATTAGGAATCTCGCCCGAGACGCACCGCTGGAGTAGCACTCACTTCGGGCTCTACGTGCGCCGACAAGGTCGATGGCGAGTAGCGAGCGACTTCCGGACACCCAAGGACGCCAAGCCCGGCGTCTGCTTCATCGGCCCCATTCGTGAGAAGCAGGAGGCCTGACATGGACATCAGCGACACCCTCGCCCCGAACTCCGACCAACTCGACGCGGTCGACCTGCTGTCCGGGCCGAGAACCTTCACCATCGAAAGCGTCAGCAGGGGAGACATTGAGCAGCCCGTCCAGATCCACCTCGCAGAGTTCCCCCGCGCGTGGCGACCGGGCAAGTCCATGCGCCGTGTCCTCGTCGCAGCATGGGGACCTGAAGCATCGACCTACGTCGGTCGGCGCGTCACCCTCTACTGCGACCCCGACGTCAAGTTCGGCGGCGACCGCGTCGGAGGCACCCGCATCTCACACATGACCAACCTCAAAGGCAACAAGCCGCTGAGCGTCCCCCTGCTGATCTCCCGCGGCAAGAGCGCCATGTTCACCGTCCAGCCACTCACCGAACCCGCCCCGCCCCCGAGCGGGCCGACCGCCGAGCAGATCGCCGCATCCACATCTGTGGATGAACTCCGGGGCATGTGGAACGCAACGTCACCGGCACTGCGCAAGCAGATCGAAGCACGCGTGGCCGAACTCACAGCGGCCAACCAGCCGAGTCTAGACGAGCCCACTGACAACCCCGGCTTCGAGGACCAGCCGTGACAGAAACACGCGCCCGCCGTCGCATTCGCCTAGCAGTCGAATCCCGCGGCTACAAGCTCACATCACTGGAATGGGAGCCCTGGTATCCAGGCGGCGAGAAGGAAGGCATCTGTGGCGGCTGGTCCGGCACGGTCGACCGCCCCTACATGGAGAACACGTGGCCAGGCGACGACATCCAGGGGCTGTCCGTCGAAGAAGTGCTCGCCTGTATCGACGAGTTCATCAAGCCACCAGAACCATGCGATTGCAGAGCCATCCACTACCCGCTGAATCCGATCCAGGGCGACCCACAGACCGGGCTGCACGTGCCGGAGTGCCGCTGGCACATCCGGTATCGCATGCCCTGGTGGGACTCGGAAAGCAGACAGTCGTGACCGGCGACTACCGCACCACCCGCGACGGCATCACCGTCGAAATCCAACACGACTGGATCGCCCGCCCACCCGAACGGGACATCGCCCCGACCGGGCTCGGCATGTGCGAGTTCTGCGAGTTCGACGTGCTCGCCGGCAGCGAAGTCGCGTCGGTTAACGACGGCCGGTACGCCCACTACGACTGCGTGCCGTGGGGCGACGAGGAGGACGAATGAACAGCGCCCTGATCAAGTGCGACGCGTGTCACCTGCCCGACCCATACGGCGGCGGCGGTGACGGCATCGGCTCATGCGACTGCCCACGTTGCGGCGGCGGGGAGGCCGCCGACGGGTCGGTGTTCTGCGACTGCCCACTAGACGACGAATACGACTGGCGTGACGAGGAGGAGTCGTGAGCCGACCTGTGGATTCGCGTCCCACATCGCGAGACGTTCGAAAAGTAGTTCGTGTACACAGCCTGTGCCGACGCAACCATGCAGGTCACACATTCAAGGCGACGCGGCCGGCGACCTTGTGTGCACCGCCCGTCCCCAGCGCTGTCCACAGGCTGGGGAAAGTCCCCCACAGGCCACGGCGCGTTTGTCCACAGCCCTGTGACGACTCGCCTTGCCGATTACCCAAGCTGGTGACCACAGTGATCTAAACCCCGAGCTCGAACCGAAGGGAGGCCCGCCGTGAGCAGCCTCAAGGCGATGCCGATGCGATACCGCGGCACGCAGTTCCGCTCCACCCTCGAGGCCGACTGGGCAGCCACCTTCGACGAGTTGCGCTGGTACTGGGAATACGAACCGCTGGCCATCGAACTCAAAGACGGCTCGATCTACCGACCCGACTTCTTCCTGCCCTCGCAGCGCGTGTGGTGCGAAGTCAAAGGCCCGCACAACGAACGGATCAAGAAGACCATCCAGCTCCACGAGGCGCTGGAGTACGACGAGTGGACGTGGGGCAACGACCTCGTCGTCGTGCTGCGCCCCCCCGGCCCGGGAGAACGGGCCCAATGGGAAGGCGCCGGCGAAGGCCAGGACATCGTCATCGTCCTGTGCCCCGAGTGCGAGCACCACGGATTCATGGACATGACCGGCGCCTGGAGCTGCCGGCGACACCTACGCAGACGGAAGGAGCCCAACAAGTTCTGGCAGGCTGACGACGGCGGCCTCTGGTACCCGGGTGAACTGGCGTTCAAGCGCGCGCCTCGCAAACAGAAGGAGGCGTGATGCCGGTCCGATTCCAAGTTGACTCCGACTTCTACGACCACCCCAAGACCCTCGACATGAGCGATGCAGCAACCGCGCTGTGGGTTCGTGCCGGCTCGTACTCCGCAGCGAAGCTCACTGACGGCTTCGTTGCCGATGCGATGCTCGTGCGACTCTCACGGTCGCCGGACAATGCAACGCAAGAGTTGGTGCGGCGCGGGCTGTGGCGACGAGTCCGAGGTGGCTACAGGTTTCACGACTGGGAAGAGCGCGGAAACCTCACACGAGAGCGCGTCGAAGCAGAGAGAAGAGCAGACCGGCAACGAAAGCGCAGAGCCCGCCAACTAGCAGACCAAAATGAGACACAGCAGGTCAAGCCCAAAGTTGTCCGACCGGAATCCAAACCGGACTCCAAGCGGACTCCGGAAGGAATCCGGGGCCTGTCTGTGTCTATGTCTGAGTCTGTGTCTTCTCCCCCTATAGCCCCCCCTCTCGATGACAGCGAAGTGCCCCGCAACGGCACCCGCCGCAAGCGGCGGGCAACCAAATTGCCAGACGACTGGAACCCAACCGACGAGCATGCCAAGCGCGCTGCCGATACCGGCCTGGACCTACAACGCGAGGTAGCCAAGCTCCGGGCCCACGCCGAGGCCAACGATCGCCGACAGGCCAACTGGAACAGCGCGTTCACACAATGGCTACTCCACGCCGAGGAGTACCAACGCCGGAGCACGCCGCGGCAGAGCAGCCCCGGCGGCGGCTGGTGGGACAACTGATGGACGTCCTGCGTGAAGTCGTGCTACCCCGGCTCGAAGGCATCCGAGCATCCGCCGGCAGCTACATGGCAAGGTGCCCGGCCCACGAAGACGGCAAAGCCAGTCTCAGCCTGTCCGTCGGCAAGGAACATCCCGTCGTACTGCACTGTCACGCCGGATGCGACCGAGATGCTGTGCTCGCCGCCATCGGACTCACCTGGGACGATCTGTGCGCCCCGCACGACGACCGGCCGCAAGCCGAATGGACGCCGCGCGGTGACGCTGTCGCCGTATACGACTACGTCGACGAGCACAGCAACCTGTTGTTCCAGGTATGCCGCACCGCCGACAAGCAGTTCCCGCAACGCAGGCCAGACCCGCTGAGTAAGACCGGCTGGTCCTGGCGTCTGGGTGATGTGCGTCGGGTGCTCTACCGATTGCCCAAGGTCATCGCCGCCGTGGCGGCCGGGCAGACCATCTACGTCACCGAGGGTGAGAAGGACGTCCACACGCTCGAGTCGAAGGGGCTAGTCGCCACCTGCAATCCAGGAGGCGCCGGCAAGTGGCGCGACGAGTACGGCGAACACCTACGCGACGCCACCGTCGTGCTCACCGCCGACCGCGACGACCCCGGCCAAGCGCACTGCCGCCAGGTGTCCGCATCGCTCGACGGGATCGCGGGGCATGTGCGAATCGTCGAGGCGTACGAGGGCAAGGACGTCTCCGACCACTTCAATGCCGGCCGCACACTAGACGAGCTCGTGGAGACCTGGACGTCAGACGAAGAGCCGAAGCGGGACCTCGCGCCGGACCTGTGGGAGTTCATCGGCACCGACGACCCACCAATGGACTGGGTTCTACCCAACCTGCTCGAACGAGGCGACCGGCTCATCTGGACCGGCTTCGAAGGGCTCGGCAAGTCCATGTTCGTCCGGCAACTCGCAGTCATGGCCGCCGCCGGGCTCGAACCATTTGCGGCCACACCCATCCCGCCCATGCGGGTCCTGCTCATCGACTGCGAGAACTCAGAACGGCAGTCACGACGCAAGTTCCGTCCACTCGCCTACGCCACACTCGAAATTGACCGCGCGGTACCGGAAGGTGGGCTACGGCTCATCCACAAACCGGCCGGAATCGACCTGACCCGCGATGACGACGCGGCATGGCTCATCGAACGCGTCACCGCCCACCAGCCCGACCTACTCATCATCGGGCCCTTCTACCGGCTCCACGCCGCGGACATGAACGAAGAGCTGGCCGCCCGAAAGACCGTGAGCGTGCTCGACCACGCCCGCACCAAAGTCGATTGCGCGCTGGTCGTCGAAGCCCACGCAGGACACGGCATGCCGGGCCGACACCGCTCAGTGCGGCCCATCGGAAGCTCTCTGCTACTGCGCTGGCCTGAGTTCGGGCTTGGGATCGTCCCATCCGAGGAGGCCGACCCGTGCCGCCGAGTCGAAGTCCGGTCTTGGCGCGGGGCCCGAGACGAACGGGACTGGCCGCGTCACCTGACCTGGGGCGAACCGTGGCCTTGGGTAATCGACCCGAGAGGAGCCGGAACATGACCGCCGCAGCACGCGCCGCCCTCAGAAAGGCCACGAGGAAGGAGCAGGGATGAGCCGCGACGTCAACCATGCGCTCGACGCCATCGACGACGCACTGGCCGACTACGGCGTCAGCGACGACGCCTTGCGCTGGACGGCCGAACTCCAACCCGAACCCGAGCCGCCCCCGTCGGTGTGGCGGCTGCTGTGGCATGCGCAGCCGCAGAACACGCTGAGGCAGGAGTTGCCACGATGACCACCTGCGTTACCGGTTGCACCCTGCACGCCGCCAGGAAGGACACACCGTGAGCGACAAGTACGCCGACCAGCGGCCCTTCCGCGAACGACACTGCTATCGAGTCGATCTGATGCCCAAGAAGCGCTACACCCGCGCGGCTGCCCGAGCCCAAGCCGAACGCAGGCCCGGCTACCACGCCTATCGCTGCCCCGACTGTGGGCACTGGCACGTCGGCACCGCACGACAGCAGCAGCAGCCGTGAACGCCGCCTTCAAACATCACGACGTGTACGCACTCACCGGCGACCCCACCCGAGACGAACAACGCAACGCAGCTCTCACCCTCGCCGATCGGGCACGCAACGCTGACGAACTCCGGCAATGGCTCGACATGCTCGGCCTACCACCCTGCGACCGGCCCATCAAACTCAACCGCCAGCACAAGACACAGTTCGGCGGAACACCATGAGCGGCCCTACCATGTACCCTGGTCACGTTCGGATAACGGACACTGCCGCCCGAATACCGGAGGACGACATGAACTGGGACTGGCGCAACTTCTGGAAAGCCATCGGCACCCTCCTAGGCAGCCTCACCGCCGGAGCCGTCATCGCCGGCCTCAACATCGTCAACATCGACATCACACCCGAGATGGCCGGCGCCATCGCAGTCATCGGCGCCACCCTCGGCACCATCCTCGCCCCCAAGAACGTCCAGACCGAGCACGTCGTCCAGGACGAGGTATGACCACCTACCTCGCCCGCTCGGCCTGGACATCAACCACCACGTCCGGCGCAACACTCACCGGATCGAAGCTGCGCGGTGTCGCCGTCCACTGGCCCGGCACTACCCAAGCCGCCATCGGCGACCCGGGCCAGGCGGCCATCGCAGCCCGGTTGCGGTCTTACCGGACCTTTCACGTCGAGAGCAATGGCTGGTCGGACATCGGCTACAACATCGCCATCGACCAAGGTGGGCGGGTGTGGATGTGCCGCTCCACCCAATGGCGCGGCAACCGGGTCGGCGCCCACTGCGCGTCGGTGTCGAACCCGGACGCCAATCACGAGTACGTGGGTGTGCTGCTCCTGCTCGGTCAGAACGAGCCGTTGTCGGCGAAAATGATCGACGCATTCCAGGACTGGTACCACACCCGGTTCCTGCCCGGCTGGCCCGGGTGCACCGATGTGCGCGGCCACGGCCAAGTACCCGGAGCGCAAACCAATTGCCCCGGAACCCAGGCCAAACGGCTGATCGCTAACGGCACCCTCACCGCGCAACCAAACGAACCACTGGAGGACGACGACATGTTCACCGATGCAGACCGAGCGCTGTTGGAGCGGCTCAACCAGGTCCTCACGTCGAACAGCGACGCGAAGGTCAACCGGCCCGACGCTACCGGCACTGCCGGCATGCGCTTCGCGGCGGAGAAGACGTGGGAGGACACGCACTCGCTCACGACGAAGCGGGCTTGGGAATCGCCGGCCGTCTCGAAGTACGTGGCCGAGGTCATCGACTGGAAGGATCCCAGCGATCCGACCAAGGGCACGCCGGTCACCGACCGGTACATCTTGGAAGTGGCCTTCTCGATCATTCACCGGATGGAGAAGGCGCAAGAGGTCGCCTTCAAGGCAGTCAACGCGACGCTGGCCGAGACCCTCGGCGCCAGCCAGGACAACAACCTGTCCAAAGAAGAGTGGCAGGCACTCCTGGATGAGCGCCTCGACGCGGCCTTTGCCGAGAACGTCGTCAAGGTCGATCTGACGATCCAGGGCGAGTTGGCCGATGCCCCGGCGTGACGTGGCCGTGAGGGGGATGACCGATGCCGGGGCAGGGGTGGCAGGGTAGGGGCAGCACCCGCCAGTGGCGTATCAAGAGGGCACGGGTACTACGCAGGGATGGGTACCGGTGCCAGCTACAGATAGCAGGGGTATGCACCCATCGCGCTACCACAGTGCACCACCTCACACCATGGATAGGCGACCCAGCCGACGTAGACACAGCCCACCTATTCGCATCATGTGAACCATGTAACAAACACACCGGTGACCCACGAGGCAGCGACCCCCAACCGAAGCCATGGAACGCGTGACACACTCAAGCTCTACGCGACGCGGACGCTCTCAGAATTACCTCAAAGATCGAAACGTTGGACAG